TTAAACCCCGAAGGTCCTTCCCTGTACAATCCACGGAAACACGTCTTGTTTAGGAATAGCAGGAGGGCACTCTTCTCCACACACGATGGCAACGCCCTGTAATGTTCCCTCTGCTCGTAATAAAACACCTCCTTTGATGCGCTTTGGTCGTACGCACGAAACAGTTCATCGACTACTTGGTATAACTTCTCTGGTTCCCCCTGGATGTGTTTATAAAACGCAACGAGGTGGGGGTTATTGTCACTGGCGCACACCCGTTTTACTTTAATATCATCACTGGTGAGCACCGCGAAAAGAACTGAACCCCCACCGACGAATGGTTCGTGATAGGTGTCAATGTCGCGGGGGAATGTCGCGAGCACATCGTCGATGATTTGTGTTTTACCACCGACCCATTTAAGTAAAGGTTTCATACTATTATTACATGGGGTCCAAAACTTTATACACCATAAAATAAAATCCACCCCGTTTGGGAAGGGCGACTTCTTGAAGAAATTCATCATTTTTATAATACCATTTGTCCTTGTGACGGGTGAACGCCACGTAATGTCCATGCCATTGAATACCCGCGTGGGCCGCGGCAGCTAGTAATCTGTATTTGATATCTCCTATTTCCAAATATTCCGCAACGGTGACGAAACTTTTTTTATCAAAACTCACCATGAATATTTGTGGCATGACGGTAAAAATATTTCGTGTCGTCGCAATGTTATGTGTTTTCCCAGTGTCATCGGTATAATCAGTGAGAGTGTTCCATTGCATGCTCTCTTCCAACATTGTTTGTAAATTATCACTGTTTGAACACATCACGTGAACACTGAAATCTTCTTCGTGTTCCTTCTTCCCACCGGGGTACACCGTCTCTTGACGTTTTTTCCCATAAAACAGTGTTTTCAACTCTGGTACAGAACGTTCTAAAATATCTATTATACAGAGAACAGCCTCTTGGACGTCGTGGGGTTCACCGAGGACAAAACGGGGAAAGTGTTTTTGAAACTCTACGAGGAGTGCGCGGACATCGAGGGGTCCCCTCTTTTCTTCGAGTTTCCAGAATCGTCTCACCAGTTCATCGTATACCTTCGTGAATCCACACGGTCCAGAATACCCATGTTTTATAAAATGGTTCGACACTTGTGGAATTTGTAATAAACATTGGAGAGACGTGTTAAAGTAGCACGTGTTTCCAATGTTATGGAGACCCCTCATGTACCTACATATGTATTTTTCTTTTTTAATTTATTAAAGATACTGGACTATTATTAAGTGAAAATGAATATACAAGAAATTGTCACCAAGACTCTCCCACTTTTTGATGTCCACAATGACTCGGAACACATAGAAGTTGAGCTGCGTCTCGGGAAGTTTAATGGACAGTTTTTTGATACAAACGTGGGAAAAGTGGTGTTCGATAAAGTTCTCTCAGCTTTGCAAAGCTACAAGGGGTGGGAAGACATTCGGACGTCCAGTGCAAACGTGTTCTATAACGACGGCGCTGGGGTGCGTCTTTCAGTGGACGACGCCACGGGTGAACAACAGATGATACAAAAACAATCCCTGGTGCGTGAAGATTTTCAACATCAAGGTGCCCCCATGGACCTGCGTTTCAGTATCTCCAAAGAAATGCCAATCTCTGGTGGTGATTACGAAATGGATAGGAGACGCACGAAGAGACGACAGAGTTTCATTCGTAAAAACGTGTCCATAGATATGACTATATCGAGTGGTGATGTGGTTGATAAAGACGCGGAAGACCCAAATCACTACCAGATTGAACTGGAAATTATAGACCCTGCCAATGTTTCATGTCAGGAAGAGTATTTCAATATTTTGTGGAAAGTGAACGATATATTAAAAATTATTTCTTAACCGTTTTGTTGTAATTACGAGCCTTGTTTTTCGCATTTTCAACCTCCATCTTTTCGTACATTTTTTTCACCACCTTGACCTTGTTCTTGTACACTTTTTCGTTGTGCTTCTTAATCGCTTCGTTTTCACGCTTAAGCATCTTCATAGCTTCATTGACGCTCTTCGGGTACTTGTTGTTCATTTACTATTTGTGGAGAAAAAAAAATTAATCTCCGCTGATTGTAAAGAATGTGGTTTTACATCCTCGCCCTTATTGTTTTATATGTCACCCTGATGACGAAAGAAAAACCCCTTAAACACGAAGTGTCTCAAGATGTCTACAAACAAATGGTTGACAATGGGGAAGATGGCGACACTATCAGAGCGTACCTGGCCATGGAAGAAGCGCTTCTCATGGAAACAAATCCATCCATGGCGATTCAACGTTCCAATGAGATTAAAGAAACATTTCCAGACTATGACTTTGCGCATCACACGACGCTCATTAAAATCATAGCAGTTAATTATTCATCATCCTAGTGTTGTATAGCCTGTTTAAAGACGCTTTATTCACGCGACTACCAACGCTTCCAAACAATTGCACGATTTTGTTTTTCACCTCCTCGTTATTTGGTAAAGTATTTCTACTACGTAACCAGCTGATGGTATTATTTTTAATCTTTGTATAATATTTATTGCGTGGGATATATTGTTGAATCAGTGCGTACTTTCTTGCGTAAGAGTTCACGTTAACATTTCTTTTATTTTTCAAATCCTCATAAATTTTGTTTTTTGTTGCGTTGTTCACATTCAGACGCGAAATTTCAACATTTCTTCTCACCTGCTGATTCACCGCACTTATGTTCTTGGTATTTTTTACGCGTTCTAAAATCTTTGTTCGTGTGTTTTGATTCACGTTTGCGTAACGGTTCAGGGTGGTTTGTGCGCGTGTGAGTACTTTCCGCTCAAGCACTACATTTTTCACTTCTTTTTTAACAGAACTCAAAAATGGGATACCACTTTTGTTTGCTTTTGTAGTTGAAATCCTGCGTTTCACACGCGTCAAATCTTCGTTTACGTTGGCACTCCCCCGTTTTCTCAAAAGTTCACGAATAGCGTTGTCATTGACGCCTCTTTTTCTGCTTAATTGTTGTTTAGTCAGGTTCACGTTGTTGTTTTTATTTCCCGTCTTGGCATAGATGGCATCACAATAATTTTTCTTTTTCCACCCCTTTTTAGGAAAGATGCCCAAAATTCGTGAAAAACGTTTAAGTTCATCAATTGTGTAAGTCATACACGACTTGCCATTGACAAAGATGACGTTTTTTAATTTTGCAACTTGTGGTGTTTTAAAATTCTTCACGGGCGATGTTTGGATATTTTTCTTTACAATTTCGGGGGGTGGGGAATTTTTGGTTTCCAACCACCCTCTTTCATCTAAAAGTTTCAAAAATCGCACCGCCACGTCATACATGCGTTCCATGTCTCGTTTGGACTTGGCGTTATGCAAACGCACATAACCCGTGTTCACGATGGCTTCTATGACCACGTCTTCGTATCTGATTTCTTTGATTTCTGATGGAAAAAACTCTGGTTCGTATGAATGTCTCACACCCATGCTCGCGAGTCGTATAGACAGCTCGCGTGTATCGAATGTTCCATTAAATCTAAAACGCCCATCAAGCTTCTTATAGTTTATAATGTTTACTGTGGCGGTATTAAAATATTTCTCCGCAATGTATTTGGCAATTTCAAGTGGGTCACCACTGGTGCTTCCTTGGAGCATCATTTTGTTTTCAAACGCGCGCACGAGGACTTGATGCTTGTTATCAATTACAACTTTAAATTCAATGGCAAGCCATGGGAGTTTATTCAATGTGTTCATGCGCAAGCTTTGCTCCACTTGAAATCCATATTTCTCCGTGTGCTTGACACCCATTTGCATTCTTCCATAAATTCCCGTAATTTCTTGAACATAGTATTTTGCACCTTCAACGCGTCTCGGTTTTGTATTTCTTACAAAACGCAGGACATTCGCAGGTCGTTTCATGGGGACTTCTGCGATGAAATTTGTGTATTGAAGGGGTGTGGGTGTGATTCGGGGAGTCACGATGTTTAACAGGTTGTTGCTATTGTATTGAAAATTTGGAGTTTGTATGTCTACACCCGCATTGGTTATGAATTCTCTGAGTTGACGCGGGGGGGTATTCATTAGTATAATGTGAGATATTTTATTCAAATGTTGCATCTTCCTGAATGACATCTAATCCGCGAATAAATTTTTGGTTGTTGTACATACGACCTCGGTAGGTGAGTGACTCCGTAGACACCGTGATGTCTCGCTGAGAGAACGCACCCGCGTAACTGTCTTCGTTGAATCTGGGTTTTCCCAAGTTGTTCATGGCGCAATGCTGATTGAAAGCAGCCAGGAATGCGCTTTGAGGGATGTACAAGTCTTTGCCAAACTCCACGCTACTATCTTCCAGGAAATGGTGAATCGTTGACGTCATCTTGGCGACTTCCTTCTGAACAGATTTGAAGTATTCAGGGACGACATTCCAAATATCCTTGTCAGAATACCGACTCGCGTAGTCGAGATAGGCTCTGATACACTTCAATAATATGGCTGGCAACTCCGTCTCAAGTTTTTGGTCCAAGTGTGGGTCCGCATCTTGCACTTGTTTTTTAAAGTTCCACGGTAAAATGCGACGAAGAACGGACCCGGAATTGTCCTTCCACGACGGGACCTCGTTCCCACCGAGACATCCTGGTGTGGTCCATTGCGTGCTCACCGCATTCTGATGCTTCACTGCGATAGATACATCTTCCCCAGACACGAGAGACTGGAACTCCGCCTGTTCCAGGGAGAGGTCCCCTTTCACTTCTGGTGCAATAAACATAAAAGCATCGTAGATGGATGAGAGGCCAAACTTCTTTTCAATATTATTTGAAAGTGTTCGTACGTCATTACTTTCGTAAAATTTACGAAAGATTTTCGTAATTATTGTTGATTTCCCAGAACGCGCGATACCCTTGAAAAATGGGATAATCTGCCAACCATCTAACTCACCCACGTCAAAACACAGACGACCACCCATCACGTATGCCCAACGAGCGACGTCTTCATCAAACTTCTGGTAATCCAGGACACATTGCATGTGCGGCGTTGGAATGTCCCACCAATCATCGACGTAGCTGTAATCGTCAAAAAACTGGTCAAAGAATTTACACGACACCAGGGTTGGGTCCAAACACTTGAACTCTTTGGACTCATAGGGGTAGAAACGACACGTGTATCTACCCTCCTTTGGTTGCCACTCTTTCCCAATGAACACACCATTCTTAAAACTCCAGACGTGACGGTCTTTGTTAATCTCTGGGAACTGACTGTCGATGCAATTTGAGAGATGATTGATGACTTCCCTCGCCGTGTTCCCACGAGAGGTGAGGTCTTTCCACACATCAAAGTTCACCTCCTTTTCCGCGAGTTCATACACAAACTCAGGAATAGTACACACCTTTTTCCACGACCTCGTGTACGACCCTTCAGAAATTCTTTGTACATAGCACTCCCCTTTATACCGACGCATCTGCTTTTTATAGGTTTCATCGAGACAGGCCACGATAGCTCTTTGAAATGGGGTCATCTCCCCCAGGCGAGTCTCATCCATCGGGGTGGCGTCAAAATATTCAGGGTCGGCATTCATTTTATCGGGAGCTTGACGGGGGTTGTTAATTCTCTGTAAAGTGTTCATATGAAGCCTAACATTTTTAAACGCCTCGGACACTTGTTTAATAAGGCGACACACCCTTTCTGCTGTGGTAAGATTTAGGTCTTCATTTTCCACATAATCTGTCATATCTAAAGCCTTTACGCGCGAACCAATGTTTTTCAGGACACGTAGTTCCCTCTCCCTTTTACCATCAATCGCTTTAATATCAACACTTTTAGGAAACCCCCCCTCTCTTTCGGACGGATCGAAAAATTGATCGTATCCCAAACGAACGCACTTGTGAATGTCGTTCTGTGACGATACGAGGTACCAGTTTTCTTCCATCAGCCCAAGGATGCGGAGGATTTGTTCACTCGACAGCGTCAACACCTGATTTCTCAGTTGTTCCATCTCAGACGCATGAGTGTCGGGTTCCCTTTCTATGTAATGGGTTGTCATTTGAATAAATAATGCGGAGAATTTTTAAGTGAGTTTGCTCAAAATTTTAATAAGAATTTTGTTTTGCATTTCAAGCTGGGCACCAATGTGTACCAGGGCACTGCACACCGTGTCACCGTCTGGGGTCGCGAGGACCGCGGAGAGGAGTTCTTCAGTCGCGTTCAGGCCATCACCCATTAAGTCGTCGTCGTCGTCCTCGTCAAAGACAATGTCATCCTCGTCATCAATCGTAATCTCTTCCTCGGTGGAATACTCCTCCTCAACAGGGATTTCACCTTCTTCGAGGGTTTGCGTCGGCTGTTCGGTCATGATTATGCTGTAAAGTGAGAAAAGATGGTGCGACTTTTACCGCATCATCAGGACAAAATTATTTTCTCAGCGTATAGTACAAACAACTCTCACAATGGCCGGTGGTCTTATGCAGCTCGTCGCATACGGTTCGCAAGATCTTTACTTGACCGCTAACCCGAAGGTTACCTTCTTCCAAGCGGTCTACAAGCGTTATTCCAACTTCGCTTCCGAAGTTATCGAACAAACCGTCAACGGTACCGCCGCTGACAACGGTCGCGTCTCGATCACGATCGCCCGCAACGGTGATTTGGTCCAGGAGATGTACCTCGAAATGAAGGCGAAGTCCGGCCTCAGCTCCTCCACCAAGGGTGCTTCTGCCATCTTCGCCGCGGAACGTGCCGTCAAGGACATCGAAATCTCCATCGGTGGCCAGCGCATTGACCGCCAATTCCAAAAGTGGTGGCGTTTGTATGACAACCTCTACCACACCGAAGCCAAGAAGGCTGACTACGCGAAGATGACGTCCAACACACAAAACGGTGCCATCTACTTGCCGCTCATCTTCTGGTTCAACCGCCACCCGGGCTTGTCGCTTCCGTTGATCGCGTTGCAATACCACGAAGCGCGCGTCGACGTGGACCTCAGCTCCGAGTTCTCCCACTACACCGATGGCTCCACTTTCAAGTGCTGGGCCAACTACCACTTCCTTGACACCGAGGAACGCCGCCGCTTCGCGCAAAAGAGCCACGAATACCTCATCGAACAAGTCCAACACACTGGCACCGACACCGTTGAGGCTGGCAACACGAAGCAAGTTCGCCTCTCCTTCAACCACCCGGTGAAGGAACTCATTTTCGGTTTCAACAACGGCTCCGTCTCCAACGCGTCCATGTGGAACTTCACCTCCAACTTGTTGGAAGATGGTGTTGTCCTCGAATCCGACCCGCTCTTGGCTGCTCAAGGCGCGAACTCCAACGTGTTCGTTCCGGTCTCCTACGGCACTGGTGCCCCGCTCCTCGCCATTGGCAGCGAATACACCAACTGCACGGTCTCTGAAGATGGCGCCGTCTCCGCGACGCGCTCCGTCGGTCCGCTTGAAGAGTTCAAGCTCATCCTCAACGGCCAAGACCGCATGAAGGCCCAAGGTGGTAAGTACTTCAACCAAGTGCAACCGTACACCTACCACTCTGGCTCCCCGATGCCGGGTGTGTACTCGTACTCGTTCGCCCTCCGCCCGGAAGAACACCAACCGTCCGGTACGTGCAACTTCTCGCGCATTGATAACGCGCAAGTGTCTATCAAGCTCAAGGCTTCGGCGTCCTCTTCCACGACGATGCACTTGTTCGCGACGAACTACAACGTTCTCCGTGTGCAATCCGGTATGGGTGGCCTTAGCTTCAGCTCTTAAGAGATGAGAACAGGGCCAAAAAGCAGGCGTTAAAAGCGTTTGTCCTGCTAGTCTGTAATGTGCAGGCGAGACAACCTGGTTGCGGGAAGTTCCTTAGAGCTCTAACTACCACCCTCACTTGGAAACTCGTGAGGGGAACTCGGTTAATGACCGAACCCAATGGTAAAAACGTTAGAGATTGGATAATCCGCAGGCGAGAACCTAAATTCGCTATGACAATGAATATGGTTCCGTTTCAACGATCGCTAAGGTGTCGGTGTCAAATGAAGGATTAGTCATCCCGATGATGCTTAAGGTACGATCTGGCCCACTGGGAAACCTTTGGGATTAACCGTGCTTTCTCCAACTAAGTAAGAGATGCGTGGCTACAATAATTATAATATTAAACTTAAACTTAAATATTAAGATACATAACTATGTTAATATTTAATGAAGACGTGCACGACGTGCAACGTGAACAAAGAACTCGGTGAATTTGGCAAACATAAAGACATGCGTGACGGACATCTAAATCAATGCAAATCGTGTCGAGCGGAATACATGAAAAACTATGCTTCGCGAAACGCTGACACTATTTCATCGCGTCATAGGTCATATTATGAAAAGAATGATGAACGCATAAAAACGCGTACACGGAACCACTGGCGTGAAAATGCAATTTCTATAAATGAAAAAAGGCGCGAACGATACAATACTGACGAAGAACATCGCACGAAAGTTTTAAAACAATGTTCAGAGTCAAATAGAAAATGTAGACCTATTCGACGTAGAAAGAACAGAGAAGAAAAAACTGCCGCGTACTATCTAGAACTTTGCAGAAAACGTATGTGGCACGCTTTTAATGGTCGTGGCCGAGAATGCAAAAGTAAACAACTCTTAGGATGCGACGGTGAGACGTTGAGAAAACATTTAGAAAGTACCACAAGAATGCTCATATCGACCACGTGCGGCATTCGATATGAGTAATGTTGAACAGCAAAGGGAATGTTTTCATTATACAAATCTTCAACTTTTACCTGCGGAAGAAAATTATTCATCAGACTCTTTACTCGTTAAGTATGGCTTCTTCGTCCTCACCGAGGCCGTGATCGATGTACAACTTTCCGGAATCAGCCAAAACAATGACGTGTTGGTTGGACTTGACTTGATTATTCGTCGTTCCGGGTGCAAAGGTGTTGATGTATTTCGCAGATTTGTATCCACCACTGCCATTGGGTTTATACCATCGCATGTACAAGTTACCATCATAACCCGAGAACCACGCGCGAAGCTTTGTATAACCCGCATCGTAGTCCGCCTGGCTCAGTTGGGAATCGAGGATAGTCAAGATGTTCGAGTTGCCCTTTGACAAAAAAAGACGTCCTCTTCTGGTTTCGTGATAAATTCTCAAGGTGTAATCGCCGTTGGGTGAGACCAAGAGATTTGTGTATCTACGGTTTCCTCTGTCAATATTAAATTCCCGCGGAGTCAAGATGCTCTCATCATCACCAAACGTAGAATCTCCAAGCTGACCACCTTCACAGTTGAAGCGTGCCACCTTTTCACGCCCGACGTCCTTGTAGTGTTTTTGTTGTTTTTGGTTGTATCTAGAATCTAAAGTGTATCCAAAGTTATCAAACACTTCCGGATTTTGCAACGTATAACACCCCAATTCATCCGGTGTGAGCGTGCAGGTCGTTTTCCAACCCTTGGATTTACCGATAGTATCGTAGTGTTCCTCGACGTCTCCCAGATCACTGCTTTTCATGTACTCGGCGTACGCATCACCATAACGTCCGGCGTAGCACTTCCACTTGTTTGCCGTAGTTTCGGTGCCTTGTGGTTCAACGACACGAGCAACCTGTTCGTTCGCTTCTTGCTCCACTGAGACTGGCTGAGCTGGGGGTGCCGGAGTCAGGTTATCGTCTTCACCAATGCACTTGTTGCCATAGGTATCCCATTGGCACGGTTCCTTACACTCGTCCTGGGTCTCGTAGTCTTTACATTTCTTGGCTGAGACCAAAAAATAAATACCGACACCGAGGCCGACTAGTAAGAGTAAGACCACAATCATTATCATGGCACTCATATCTTGTTTTATATATTATGTTCATATTTTTTTTTAGATACCCTTTGGTTTGCAGCACGTCAACTCCCACTTTTGATTAGCTCCATCTGCGACGAGCTTTGCTGATGTAATGACGTGCTCTTGCGGACACGCGGTATTTGTCAATGCAGAGAGATTGTCGAATGACGTTCCTGTGGCGTAGTCATCACTCACAACAGTTTGACACGTTGTGTTTTTGACCTTTGAGTTGTTGCACACGTACTCGTATCGAATCTTCTCTTCATCTTCGTCCAAGGCGAGTGTGAGTGTGTTAATCGGACTTTCTCCACAATCAATCTTCTTGTTCTGCAGATTTTTAAAATACTCAGACCCTCCCCTGATGTCTTCATAAATAGTTTTACCCTCAACTTCATCACCGTCCAAATCAATCCCCGACATGCACGAGTACACCGACTGTTTATTATCATTCACTGCAAATTTGGTGAGTGCCTCACCTTTACCACATTTAAATTGAACGTCACGAATAATTTCGGGCCATTCTTCACGACTAGCATCACCTTTGAATGCACTCAATTCGTACCTATTGGGTTTAATGTCGTATTTATCAGTCAACACCTTTTCAATGGCGAGGTACTCACTTTGGGTGAGTCGTCGGTTGTACACGATGATTTCTTTCACGGACCAGTCTGATTTTTCAGACGACCAACCATTGATATACATACGTGTCGGTACATTTCCAATATCTTCATTCTCTGGGTTGCGGAAAGCGGTGCGCAACGCCCCATTGGACCTGTACAACTTTGGTTGAATTGTACTTAAAGTCCATTCGTCTCCGTGTCGGTCTCTATTTTCAGTTATCCACCCCACGTTAGCACCACCATAGTAGACACCAGCCTTATTCGAATGAAATCCAAAAAGGATGTTTTCACCCGAATCGTCCTTTGTCGTGAAAATGCGACCCTTTGCTCCACCGTTGTATTTAGCGACGTTAATGAACGTATACTCCTCTTCATCTTCAAGCATTTTCTCCGGAAACGCCACAACGGAATCGACGTCGCCCTGAACTTCTTCGCCATTTTTGGATTTTTTCAATATCCCTGTGATTTCCGTGATATCATGCCCTTTCTCACTTTTGTCTTTCCATGTTCGCGACGTTTCATCGTAGGATGGTCCATCGTACCACGCGACGAGACCATCAATTTTAATCACCGCATCCCCCGTGGGAGCAGTCGGTTCCGTCGATTCCGCTGGTGCCGTTGGTGTTGACGACTCTTTGGGTGCAGTCGGTTCCGCTGGTTTTTCTTCTTCTTTCTCCTGTTGACTGTACCACATGTATACAGCAATACCAACGACTACTAGGATGACGGCTATGACTTTGACGTCCATTATTACAATACGGTAAGAAAAATTATTTAATATCCATTTGGTTTACAACATTTGTAAACATATCGTGTCTTATTGGGGTCGTTTTCAGCTTTTTCAAATTTAAGATATGTCATCACTTCGTTATCTTCACACTGAATGTCATGGGCTGTGAGGTTGTTAATGTCTTGGTCGGATGACGTGACATCACGGCACGTACTGTCGTCAACTTCGGCATCCGAGCATCTGTATTGCACACGTGTTTCATTACTGTTTTTCACATCAAATTTGTAAGATTCAATCGGGCGCGTGCCACAATCAAGAGTTTCATCTAAGATGGCGTCGTAAAAGTTGTCAGTCTTGCTCTTGTATTCAGTGGCGAGCTCAACCACATCCCCAGATTGGTCCAAGTTGAACATACAGTTGTATTCGTAGCGGAATTTGTTATCACTCGTACCGAGCTGGAAACCTGCGAGACCGGATGTTGGACCACAATCCACACGCTTTCGGTAGAGGTCGTTGTCGTAGTTGGTGAAAAGACCAGCCTTCATAAATCGTGTTTGAGTCATGGAATACTTTTCCATCAAGAAAGATTCAACTTTAAGGTACTCGTCTTCAGACAATTCTCTGTCATACACCATGATTTCAGCAATCGCAAAGTCGGATTCTTGCCCAGACACGGTGTTAACACCAACGTCTTTCGGGAAACTTTCATCGAAACCGTAACCACTCAAACGTCGCCCATTCGCTCTATACAAGTTGCGTTGGTCGGTAGAGAGCACCCAGTTGTCGCCGTAACTGTCGGCATCTTGAGTGATCCAGTTGTTGTGGTACGCGACACCGGATTTACCCGCATTATGACCAGAGAACCACCCACCTTCAGTACTGGTTAAGATGCGTCTCTTCGCGTCACCGTTGTACTTGGACACAATGAAGATGGTGTATTGTCGGTCAAAGAGTTGTTCTGGGAGGGTAAACTTTTCAGACACACCGCCGTAAACATAGGTCTTGTCGTCAGACACGTTCATGTCTCCGGAAACTCGGACATCATTCGTTTTACCACTTTCATCCTTCCACAACTTTTGAGACGTACTGTAGGATTCCGCGGTATAACGACCCGTGAGACCTTCCACCGTGGAGATATCAATGGAAGGCGGTGGGCTGGCATCGACCGGTGGCGGAATCGCGGTGTCGTCTTCTTGTTTTTCTTGTAGACGTGTCAACGGTGTTTCTTTATTCACACAACGCCCTTTCCCATCTTCATAATATTCATCCCATTTACACGGAAGTTGACAGTCTTCTTGTGTTTCAATTGTTTCACATGTCAATGATTGTTGTTGATAAAAATAATAAACTGCGATGCCGATGGCGACGAGTGCGACAACGCCTATGATAACCTTTCGGTCAACCATTCTGATATTAATTAAACATGAGAAAATATATTTATATAAGTATGAACATCTATACTGATGGAAGTTGTTTAGGAAACCCAGGGCCTGGGGGTTGGGCGGCGGCGTGCGACAATTTCGTGATTTCAGGTGCTGAAGAACATACGACGAATAATAGGATGGAACTCACCGCCGTGGAACGCGCGTTACAGAAGTGTTTAGATATGGGGTTGTTTTATATATTCGTATGGACAGATAGTACCTACGTGAAAAATGGAATCACACTATGGATACATGGGTGGAAACGAAATGGGTGGAAAACCGCTGGTGGGGGGGATGTGAAAAATAAAGACATCTGGGTGAAAATTGATGCCCTGCTTTATAGAATGAAAAATGTCCAATGGCGATGGGTCAAAGCACACAATGGACATCCCATGAATGAAAAAGTAGACACCCTCGCTCGAGCGCAGGCTAAAAATATTTGCGTAAAATAAGCAGGATGAGCCAAGGTCATCAGACCTGGTGTCCGAAACAAGAACAGCTTCTCGTTAGGTGGGCTGAAAAGGCGGCGGGGTATCGCTGGCTCCACAACCACGCGAGATTGCACTTTAAACGTGTAGATAACTATTTGTCATATCCATCTATTGTCATCAGTAGTATCACAGGTGTTGGTGGATTTGCCGTATTGAACCCAAGTGGAAATGATGGCGTGTCCGAAGAGACAAAATCTAAAATCATGATTGTGCAGTACATGTTTGCGTTTCTCAATGTCATGGGTGGCATTCTCACATCAATCTCTAAATTTTCACAAAGTTCGCAACTCGCGGAAGCGCACTCTGCGATGTGTGTGCAGTATAGTAAATTTTATAGAAACATAGACATGGAATTGTCTTTAGAACCACAACATAGGGGAGACGTTGTGGAATTCGTAAACACGTGTAGACAAGAGTATGACCGGTTGCTGGATGACGCCCCTGACATCCCCGCCAATGCCATCATAGCGTTTAACCTAGACTTTCCAGAAAAAGATAATAAGCCCGATGTGTGTAATGGTTTGAGTATATTAGGAACAGATGATGTTGAGAAACATGAAAGGGCTATGAAAAATTGGATGACGACCATGTTCAATTTACGACGTCGTAAAAGTAGAGACACCCTCAGTGCGACCCCTTCTGTTGAAATCACACGTCTTTGAGTGAATATTTGTACAACTTTTGAATCCATTCAGGAGCGCCTTGGCCATTTTTAGTGATGTCCGCCACACCCGTGAAAGTGCATGACATGCCTCTCACGAGAAATTGTTTTAGATGCACCCGCCTGTTATCATATTTGTCGTTAATGGCTGTCATCTTGACACTTCACCAGGAATAGAATAAAATAAAGATGAGCATTACTATTATAAAAGAAATGCGAACGCGAACGACGACGAGAGAAGTGACATGGAATATGGGACTCAGGAAGTTCCTGCGCGACCAGGGGTGGCATCATTTAGTGATAAAGTTGGCAGATGGGGTGGTGACGGACGCACGCACACTGACTGATGACCCAGTGATGGTGGAAATAATCTCAGAGTACATTAAGAATCATGGAGGTCGTGACGTACGCGAATAAATCGCACGGTCTCTTTGAGGAACTCATACACAACGAGTATGATGTCCCAGTGCGAGTGTTAGGGTGGGGCACGAAGTGGAATGGGTTCTTGGATAAGTACAAGGGTATGGTTGAGTATTTAAAGTCAAAGAAAGATGATGACATAGTGATTTTCTTAGATGGTTTTGATACTAAAATAAATAAAGACCCTAAAGATGTCGTGTCAATGTTCAAAGCCTGTGATTGTATGATGTTGGTATCTAAAGACCCAGAACCATTGGGTGGATACATTTCACATAAAGTATTCAACGCGTGTGTTGGGGAATCCATCGCCAATTCAGGTTTGTACATGGGGTACGCGAAATACCTCTTACAAGTCCTCGAAGACGCACTTCGCATGACGTGCGAAGACGACCAACGCAACTTAAACGCCCTGTGTGGAAAGTACGATTTCATCAAGGTTGACGAGGATATGAAGATTTTTGAAAACGTCCCACCCCTGACGACGCGACGAACATCAGACGCTGTGTTTGTGTCTTACCCAGCTTCACTGAGTATGGAACGTGTCGTTCGTTCATTGCGTGAGTATTCGCAATTCTTCAAGTGGCAGTTTATCATCTCGATGATCATTTTGTTTGCGGTGTTGCCGAACGACTACAAGTGGTTACCCGTGTACATCGGCCTCACTGGTTTATTGTTATACGCACTCAAGGCTGATAAATCGTGTACATAATTTCTCAGGTGATATTAAGTATGGTGGAAGTTGTCACCTATGCGAATAAATCTTTCGGACTCTTTGAAGAACTCATACACAATGAGTTTGACGTCCCAGTAAAAGTGTTAGGATGGGGGAGACCTTGGAATGGGTACTCGGACAAATCAAAGGGGTTATTGGAATACATCAATGAAAGTAAGAGTGATGACGACCTCATTATATTTGTGGATGGGTTTGATTCTAAAATAAACAAGGAACCAAAAGATGTCAAGACGATTTTTGATAGCTATGGGTGTAAGGTATTGTTTTCAAAAGACCCCGAATCTTTTTCAAAAGCCATCACCCGTACAATTTTCCCCACGTGCGCTGACGGCGTCGCCAACGCTGGGATGTATGCGGGATATGCAAAGTATTTGAAAATAATTTTAGAGGATGAATTATCACGCACGTGTCAGGATGACCAGGTGAATTTCAATGATATGATATGCAACACCTACGACTTTATAAAAATAGATGAAGAACAAAAATTATTTGAAAACATCGCCACAACAAATCATGGTAAAAAATCAGATGCCATATTTGTGTCGTATCCAGCAACTTTAGGATTTAAACGCGCATACAGGTCTATCATAGAATATCTTCAATATCTGTACGTATACATCCCCATTATTATTTTCATGTTATTTCCATTTCCAGTCACCGCATCAATCATCGCCGTGCTGTTCGGTCTGTTTTATATATCATTTGCGGATAAATCGTGTACCACATAAAGATAGTGGTCGTACTTATATCAAGTAATGATGAACGTCGGCATCATAACCCCTGGTAAAATTTGTCCCGGAGTGAACACGTGCATTAATCAAATTGCACTTCGGGAGAAACACAGGCACAGTAAAGTCTGGGGCATCGTCGAAGGGTGGAAAGGGCTCAACTATGGTTTCATGGAAGAGTTTCTGGTATGTGATAGTCACAGTCAACCAGGCACTATTATTCACACGTCACGTGAACCTTTGCAACTCAAATATGCAAAGAAGCATGTCGAAAAGTTTGACGTGCTCTACTGTATCGGAGACAGAGATGTGCAGATACAGGCGAAAAACTTGATGACGTTGGACGTCCATACAAATATTGTCGGCGTCACTGGTTTTGGATTTCAATCAGAGGTTCAGGAAATTATGCAGTACATCAAAAAGGCACACGTCCTCGCGCATAGCGCACACGCCGTGGTGTTTTTGGAAATTGCAGATAAAACTGGGGAATTGTTGCGATACACCGCTATGTCCTCCCCAGAGGTGGATGTGGTCATCACCCCAGATTGTGAAGAAAACTACCTCTTCGACGTGCAACATGAATTCGCCATGAATGGTCACTGCGTCGTTCTCGTCAGTGAAAGTGTTCAATACAACAACATCATAGACGCACTGGGTCTCTATACCATTGGCACCAAAATTATAAAACCAGGGGAACTCATCAGTGTCGTGGAACCTTGTGTTTCAGATAACATTGCCGCATCGCGCGCCGCTCGCCAAGCATGTGACCACGCCCAAGAACACACCAATTTTGTGTGCTCAGGTGGGGCACAGATTATACCGTACGCACATTTCCCCGTAAATAATTCTCTCGTAAGAATTTAATGTTACGTAAATATATATGTATCTTCAGAGCCCTTTTGTTTTATCCCTATTGGGTTTACTCGCAGTCAGTGGTCTTGTGGTACATAATAACTTTGACTACTTTGCTAAAACTGAAGATGTTGTCAATGGACCACTTGTCTACGGCATCATCATCCTCCTCCACAGCGTCTTCGGAGCTTCAGGCATAACTGAAAAGCCCCAAGTTCTTGATAAAGTCATCAATAACACCATGGTTAAGTTTTTCGTGCTCCTGTTGCTGGCGTTTGCCGCCGTGCGTGACTTTGAAGACACCATTTTTGTCTCCGTGTTGTTCCTCGCCATCACCCAGCTGTTACGGAACAAGGAGGAACGCAAGAAACATCCCTACATTTTGTAATTTTTCTACCACCCGCTCACAAGCTTAGAACGCGGCACCTTTGGGTACTGACGTGAAAAGAATTCTTCATCTTCTTCACCTCTGTGACCTATAGTTGACTGATGACTTCGGTCTATCGCCAGATATTTGCGCATATCACGGTAGTAGACACGCGCCCCTTTGGCGATGATGTCTTCAAATTTTAGGTCCACGTGGTTGTTCATGGGAATAAAGGTGGGGAGGTATTTTTTCATATTTGGGACGTGCACGAGATAACACTTTGTGCTTGAAATCCATAACACCTTCTCCTTGTTCTCGGGTGCTGGGAGGTAGGACAGACAGTGGAAGAAGCACGCTTCAAAGTTGTCCCCTCGCGCATCGATGACCTTTTGGACTTCATCATAAAGTTTCGGTGATTTGACGACGGCGTTGTCTTCAAAAATGAGGGCGTATTTCACCTTGTCATTCACAGCTTTGTTTAAAATCTCCATGTGTCCGAAATAACACCCAATCGCACCCATGTTAAAATAACTCATATTAGGACGAGCTACATCACTGTCGTAGTGCATTTCCACAGCCTTGTTAAAAAACTCTGGTTGCACCATGTGTTCAAACGTACGAGCGGTAGCTACGTCTCTCGTGTCTTTGCCGTACACAACTTCAACGGGTTGGGTAGCGTACTGGAAAAATACTTCGCGACGTTCATGGGCTGAAGGTATCGTCAGGAGATATGATTTGTACGCGTATTTTTCCACTGGTCTTCTGAGAATTAAAAATATAATTATCAAAAGTACAAGTATTATACTAATCATTAATATACTTAAAGAAATAAGTTGTTATATAAATGTAGCCACTCATAGCTCAGTTGGAAGAGCAACTGACTGTAGAACACTCGCGTGTTCTGAAACATCTGCTGAAATCAGTGGGTCCCTGGTTCGAATCCGGGTGAGTGGATACATTCCCCTCTAGCTTAATTGGAAGAGCGCGTGGCTGTTAACTGCGAGGTCGTGGGATCAAAACCCACGAGGGGAGACACCGTACTTTTTAGATACATCACTTAAAAATGTATGTAAAAAGTATGTTTAGGTTTTTGTTTGGTGAGCGAGAAGTGGTAGAGCCAGAGACGTTTAAGGAGACCATGATAATCCCCGCGTGGAATGAAGTCGGTGAGTGTGTGTTCATGGAGGTACCCGCACCAATCAGAAGCGGTTTACATCCAAAATTAACGTCACGCGTCGCGAGGAACCTGACTTTTCTACGCTATGATATTTGGCGTGATCAAACATGAACTCTTCACCAGTTTTATGTATATGTGTGGTGTCCCACAGGTGAAGGGTACAGTCACCATCGCCCTGGAGTGTCATGTGATATCTCAGTTGTAAATTAGATTCCGCCCTGTGTGGTGGAATAACCATGGGTCCTTCAATGACGGCGATAACTCCCGTGTCTTTGTCTACAGAGGGGATGTTGTTAATAATAGATTGTATATAGGGAAAGTCGCTCACTTTGTAATAATAATACTTGTCGTTTTTGCTAAACCAGGGGTCCATATCATGAAAATAGTGTCGCGTCGCCAAGTACTCGTTTGCAAAAAAGTATTGTCGTATCTTTCCAAAGTTATACCCGATTTCCCACAGGTCAAAGGGGTAGTAGTTTTTTTTGCCATATAGAATGTCCACCAGGGTGTTTCGCATGCCCACCAGTGGACGCCATGGGTTTTGAAAATACAGTGTGTCAATAGGGGGTTTACAAAAATCCCAACTCACGAGGGCCACAGGAAGAGCCACAAGCCACCACATTAATTTCTGCGTAGATATTAAAAATGCCAGGATACAGACGTTCCATGTACACCGCCCCTGAACCTACGGAAGAAACTCCGGACCTCGACGCGCGCTTCTTCGTGCCGACGATGGAAGAATTCATCATGTTGGCCATCGTTCTCGCCTTGTTCTTCATGCGTAAGCAAATGAACAAGTTGGCCTATGGTGCC